TAAACCTTCGCGATAAACTTACGAAAATCGAAAACTCATGCAAAACCCATCAACAAAACTTCAAAAATAATCATAAGAACTATTGCGCAAATCGAAAAACTGCGCTACAATAGAACCAAATAAGTCATGTAAAACCAAAACCGAATGGGAGAAAAGGGGAAACAATGAATCCGCAATCTTCGAGGTCATCGGTTGCGCTTGGAGCTGTGCCAGTCGCTCCAAAGCCAACACCGAACCCGATCACAACCAATATGCCGCAGTTTGGCTCTGCACCTGGTCTAACTAATACCGACGGTGTACCGACTTTGCCGCCAGTTAGTCCTGGCACGACCCAACCGCTTACTCCTGCCCCGAGCCCTGCGCCCGCCCCGGCTCCAGCCTCTGCCATGCCGCAATATATGAACGCGGCGAATACTAACATGATTCCAGTCGTCGACAAGCCTCTCGACATTAATAAAGTTCCCGATACTCCCGCCGAACAGTTCAATCCGTTCTCTACTATGCCTAGCGCCTCCTCGAAGCCGCCCAAAAAATCTTCTGGTCACACTCTCGACATTCTCCTTGGTCTTTTGACGGTGCTTTTCGCCGCCGCCGCAGTGATTTTCTTTATCCTCTGGCAAGGCGTCGAGCCGAAAGTCGTCACGACCCCTACCGACCCGAATCAGCCTGGCGAGGAAATTGGCCAGCCTACCGACCCAAACCAGCCCTCCGGCCAAGTCCGCCGCCTCTCCTGTCGTGGTAATGAAGAAATCGACGAAATAGATGCCGCCGCAGGCATCATTAGCGGTAGTTCAATTTCTGACGTCTATTATCCGGACGGTGACGAAGTTCCGACCGAAGTTCGCATTACTTCAATCGCTGAATATAATTCTCCCGAAACTGCTGCTGCCGCTTTCAGCGAAGCCACTTCTGAAACTATTGCCGCTCTCTCTGGCATTTTTGGCGCGTTCGGTATTAACCTTTCGACCGACAACTTCACTCTCGAAGGTTCCACTATGACTGGCTCTTTCGATGTTTCCGTTAGCCTCCTGACGAACCCAGATGCCGACATGCTTTCTCGTCAGATGCTCGCCGGCACCATTGGTTTCCCCGCCGACTATGGCGAGGATGGCACGTCTTTCAATGTTGCTACCGATCTCGCATCCGTCCGCGCCAACTATGAAGCTAACGGGCTCGTCTGCGAAGTCGTCGAATAGCCCGTAGCCTGAAATAGCGCGAAAACCGGCGATATTGTGTTATAATATTAACATTGAATAACCTCTTATGTTTTTAGGTCTCTCTTCAATGTTGTGAAGTTGCCCGAAACTTTCTTGGCATAATGTTTCGCGTTGTTAAATCTATCCTAGCACGCCGAGCCCAAAATGTCAATGCTGCGTTGCGAAGTGATTTTCACGATATTTGCTAAATAACCCCTGTAATTGACCGTCAAAACCATGGCTGTACCTCTCTGTTGTTTGAGCATTTGCATGACCGAGCATCTGCTGCATTTCCATGATCGTTGCTCCCTGCTTTTGAATGTCGGTGCAAAACGAGTGTCTCAGTGCGTGTGGATAGAAGTTGTCATACCCAGCTTTTTCAAAAACTTTACGCATTCGGATGCGTAGCTCATCTGTGCCTAGATGTCGGTGATAGCAATCAATCCAAATCCAATCATCCACGCCAGCCATTTCAATCCACTCCAGCAAGCGGTTTTCGGTCTCCTCGTCAATATACACCTCACGAGGCTTGTATCCCTTACCGATGAATTTTATCATTTGCCCATGAAAGCTATCGAGTTGCAAGTTCCTGAGTTCAGAGATCCGTAGTCCTGAGTCGAAACATACCCTTATTAAGAGCCAGTCCATCAGGTTCTCCCGATCGAGAAAGTCGCTACCAGTATCGAGGTCTATGCTTGCCAGCACTTTTTCGATATCCTCTCTTAGGTAGAAAACTCGGCGAATTGGGCCTTCTTTGAGTTTCCTAATTAAGGGTAGCTTAATCGGCATCTCCATTCCCATTTCTCGGTGATACCTAAACATAGCGAGCAGGTTTGCTATCCGCATGTTTATCGTTCTTGGCGACACTCCATTGGCTGATTGCCCCTTAACAAAGCGATTAAAGGCTCTGTTATCAAGGGTGCGAAGATCTTTGCAACCGGACTGCTCCACAAATTGCTTGTAGGCACTCTTTTTAGCAGCTAAAGTCATTGGGCTCATCTGCCTTACAAATTCGCAATACTCCATGTACTCGTCGATTTGTGCGTTAATTGGATAAGTTGTCATAGTTAAAATCCTAGCTCCCACCCAAAAATTAAATTTAATAATTTTTTGGCCCACTACTACTATTCTTTTTCTATTCTTTTTCTATGGCCGTATCATTTTGAAACGGCGTACTCTGTAAGCCGCTGTATCATTTTGAAACGGCGGAAGCGAATAATTCGCAAGTTTTTCCACCAAAAATAAGCGACTTTTGCACAAGTTATCCACAGGTTTTCCACAGGGTGGCTCTTGACAAAATAAAACAGGGGTCAGCAATTTTGCTACCTCCGTTTAGAGTAAAATGCTATGTTGTATTCTTTACAACAATTTATATTTTCCACCCATATTTTGGTTTTTCCCGGGAATGTAGTCTAGCAGACCAAATTCAACAAGTCGATCACGCTCTCGCATAACCTTAGACTTGCTCCATCCAGTTTCTTTTATCAAATACTTCAGCAGCAAGCAGAAGTATCCCTTATTGTCTTTCTTATGCCAAAATTTTGAGGCATTCTCTAGAACGGCATACAGAAAAGCAGCGTCCGTTCCGAATCGCTCAACTAGGCTCTTTTTCACCTTATAAAAAGCCTCTTTGGCCACAACTCCTTTCTACCTCCGTTTATCGTTTGTACTCTAAACAGATGAATAGCCCCAGCAAGTTAGCTCGCTCAGGGCTTTGGAAATGTGAATATACAGAAATAGTAGCACGAATTGCTAAATAAGTCAAGAGAGCACGACTATCTGTTCAACGCCATTATGATATAATAGGAATAGACCAAATACGACCATCTTTCAAATGGCCGTTTTTTAATGGAAGATCATATGGATAAAGACATTTCAACAATACAATTCGAGTCATTACTCACGATGCGGACATTGTATAAAGCCTTGTCCGGAAGTGCGATTCGAAATGGTTTTTCATCTAAAGACTTAGCATATAAATCACTCTGTGCTTGCAATGAGTTGCTGTATGATTTAGGTTTATCAGATGAGTGTCGTTGTGAGACTCGTGGTCTCAAAGTGTTTATTATCCATAGAAGGAACCATCGTATGATTGCCGAGTTGGCCCTCTCGGCCGATAAAGTCGCCAATGGTTTAGTCAAAAGGCCACAATTCTATTTGCTCCAACGCAGAGGTTTTGTTCGAACGCAACCGCTCTCTCGGTTAATCGGAGAAGTGGGAAAACTAAGTAGCTATACCAAAAGATAGGAGGTTAATATGGCTAATAAAATCAAAGTGACTCCAGATCCTAATAATCGATTGATTATTAGCCTGTATGGTCAAGAATACGATGTGACGAATATCGCCGATGAAACCGGAAAAGGCTCATTTGAAGCCAATGGAGAGACTATCGAATTCGAAGTCAAAAGTAAAACACGCAAGAAAATCGAGGAGATCGTAGCTAAAGATGAGCAAGAAAAGGCGGTAAGTAATGAAGCTTAGTGTTACTCAAAATAAAGTCGAGATTGTCGAAAAGGGCATTGTTAATCAGGGCGAATACAATGTTACGGAATGTGAGTTTGATTTTGTTGGAGCGTATGACGGCTTAGTTAAAAAGGCTATCTTCACCGACAAGGCGACTGGTAAGGCTTATGAAATGCCAATTCTTGATAGTGCCTGCACGATCCCAGCGGAAATTTTACAAAACAAAGGCGTTTGTCTAATTGGCGTTTATGCCTATGAAACTTTTGCAGACAGCGATGAGTTAGCTCTGCGATACTCGCCAACCCCAGCTACGGTGACTATTGAACTCGGTTCTTATAAAGCTGATGTCGAGAACCCTAGCGACATTACTACCTCTCAAGCAGAACAATATGAGTCTAAAATTAACACGAAGATCGCCGAAGTCGATGCCGTTATTGATGATGTTAAGGAACGACTAGCAAAAGGCGAATTCAAAGGCGAGCAAGGCAAAGAAGGTAAGCAGGGCGAGCGAGGAGAAGACGGTAAGGACGGTGTAGATGGGAAATCTGCATTTGCAATAGCCGTTGCAAATGGATATATTGGCTCAGAAACAGAGTGGCTGAAAGATTTGCAGGGTGCTGACGGCAAAGACGGTGCAAATGGAGCCGATGGTAGAGATGGGGCTGACGGCAAGGATGGAACTGATGGTAAGAACGGCGAGGATGGTTTTACTCCAACCGTTAGCTTGGAGCAGATTGACGAAATGACGGCAAAAATAACTATCACCGATAAGAATGGAACAAAAACAGCCACATTCGGAGGATTATTTGATAACGCAGAAGAGGAGGACTTCTAATGACTACCGAAAGAGTTACAGTCAATAGGACTACATTAACCGGTATTGCGAATGCTATTCGTACTAAGAGTGGATCTCAGGAACTCTATAAGCCGTCAGAAATGGCAGCTGCGATTAGTGGCATTCAAGGCGGAGGAACTACGCCAGTGGAATCCGTGACAATTTCGAATAAGGCTGACCTTGCTCAGGTTTGGTTAGAAACTCCATATGCTAGCTTGCCGCTTACAATTTCAGTTCTACCTGCTGATGCACCGCAATTTGTGAATATAGTGAGCTCGGATAGTAGCGTCATCGGAGTTCGTCGCAATGATGATGGCTCGTATGTTGTACGCCCCTATAAGCCCGGTACGGCAACTATCACTGTTTCTGATTACTCTGGTGATGTTACTGACAGTGTGGCAATTACTGTTGGCAAACACCTTACAGGTATCCAGATGGCATCTTCCACGCTCGAACTGGTGGTGGGAGTTTCAAGAAAGCTAGATGTTAATCTGACTCCAAACTGGGCGACTGATGCTGTTCTCGCATGGTCTTCAAGCGACCCAGAGTCCGTCTCGGTCGATCAGAATGGTAATGTGACGGCCCACAAACACTGTGAAGGCATCGTCGTAACTGCAACAGCTCGTGGTGGCACGCTAACTACGAGCTGTACCATCAAGGCGTATGTCTATGAGGATGAGCCTGACTGGGATACCTATCGACAACAGCTCAAGAATAATACACTTAGCTTGCAAGTTGGCGATGTCATCGCTATGCCGTGGTCAGACAAAAGTAATAAGAATAAGGAATATACTTTCCAATGGCGAATTGTTCATACTGGAACTTTTGAGGTTGAAGGCGGAGCAACCAAGAAGGGTATGGTTCTTATGGCGGTCGATTCGCTACCATTCAGTACGCCATTTAACCATGGTCGAAGGCTTGTAGCGGATGAGGAAACGGCACAAAGCGGAATTGCGTATTACGGAGTGACCGGCTCAACCTTCACGAAACTAGAGCTGCTAGAAGGCGATCCAATCCCATACGATCAATATACGAATGTCTATAAGACCGATCTAATCTCCGATAAAATGACTGGAAGTCTCTTCTCGAGCATGACAGGCAATGGCCTCAACCGCTGGGAAACATCTGCTCTTCGTCAATTCTTGAACTCAGACGCCGATCCGAACAATTGGTATAACAGACCATACTTATCGGATAATTGTAGTTATGCAAATAGGTATGGTTTTCTGTCCGGCTTCTCTCCGGCTTTCATTGCTGCACTTGCTAAAGTCAAAGTACAGACATCAAGGAATACAGCCATATTTAATGGAGAAATTGACACCACACATGATCGTATGTTCTTGCCTTCAGCAAGTCAGGTTGGTTTAAGTAGTTCATATGCTGCAGATGCCACCAAGGAGGGTGAGAAATGGGCTTATTATGAGGGTCTTTCCAATAATGATCGCAGAATTAAGCCACTCGGTTCAACTTCTTTCTACTCCGCTTGGTTGCGTTCCGCTAATTTGACCACCACTGGCTACGAGTGCATCATCTACTCGTCTGGTGCTCTCAACTATGGCGGCTCGTACGACAGCGCCTATGCGGCCCCAGCTTGTGTAATCGTGGAATCTGACTAATCACCGCCGCACACTTGCGGCGGTAGGGGGAGAAGTGATATAATAAACACAAGTAAAAAGGGTGAAATGTGAGCGTTCCAGAAGGGCAACGAAAAAGTGGCAAGCTAGAAGTTTTGGTTAAAGCTCTGGATGTTGCGAACCACACGAACAAGCTCCTATCAAACCAAAAGAAATTTGACCCCAAATTTGACTATGTTCTTGGGGATGATATAAAAAGGACAGCACGAGATATCTATCGTCACTGTTGGGGTGCTAACAACATTCGTGCAATAAATAAAGAAACCTGGCAAGCGAGAAAACGCCTTCAGCAACAAGCCTGCCTAGACTGCAACGAACTTCTCATACTCATAGATATGGCCTATGGCACCTATCATCTGGCATCGTCTAAGGTGGAGTATTGGGGTCGCATCACGATTGAAGCAAGAGAAAAAATCAAAGCGTGGAGGAACGCAGACAAAAAGAGATATAAGCACTACGAAGATCCGTAGTGTGGGTGGTAGGCTAATCTTTCAACAACGCTTGGTTGCGTTCCGCTAATTTGACCAACACTAACAACGAGTGCATCATCAACTCGTCTGGTGCTCTCAACAATAACAACTCGAACAACAGCAACTATGCGGCCCCAGATTGTGCCTTCCGGAGCCAACCAGTAGCCAGTACATAGTATTGGAGGTTGGGCTATTGACACAAGACACAAGGAGCCGAATACCCCGGATACCGACACTGATGTCGGGAACCTAAACAATTGCGTGGCGATGCGTTTGGTCTTCGGGCTAGCAACGCTATAAACGCCACGCCTCAATGGCCATGGACGATATTATAAGCTTTGAAGCTCTCTATAAGAGCATGAAAAAATGCCAGTGTGGTGTTATGTGGAAGGACAGCACAATACATTTTGTGCATAATGCCATAGAGGAAGTAATCAAGCTGCACGATCAGCTTGAAGATGGAACTTACAAACCACGCTCGCTACACTCATTTTATGTGACTAGCCCAAAACGCCGAGAGGTTATGGGGGTTTCATTCCGGGATCGAGTGTTTCAGCGTAGCCTTAACGACAACGCCATTTACCCCAGCATAGCCAAGAGTCTCATATATGATAATTGTGCATGCCAAAAGAAGAAGGGCACCGATTTTGCCAGAGGACGACTCAAATGTTTCCTTCAGAAATTTTACAGGCGATACGGTACGGATGGTTATGTATTGCAATGCGACATCGCTGGCTATTATCCGAATATGCGGCACGATGTGGTGGAGAAGGTTTTTAGCAAACATTTATCCCCAGCAGTAGCTGAGATGGCAAAGAAAGTGCTTAATTGGCAATATACTGGCGAGGTTGGATATTTGCCTGGCAGTCAAATGATTCAGATTGCTGGCATTGTAGTTCTAAATGAGATTGACCACTACATAAAGGAGCAGCTGCATATTAAATACTATATTCGCTATATGGACGATTTTATTTTGATACATCACGACAGAGACTATTTAACAGAATGTAAAATAAAAATTGGGCGAAAACTGCATGAACTGGGCTTTGAGTTTCATCCCAAAAAGACTAAGATTTATGGAATTACTGACGGCATTAAGTTTCTCGGTTTTACCCACAAGCTTACAAGCTCCGGCAAGGTAATTACCCTAATCATTCCGAAGAATGTGAAAAATGAACGCAAAAAGCTCTATCGAATGGTCAAGAAGGCTAAGCGTGGTGAGCTATCTCGTGCAAAGGTGGATCAATGTTACCAATGCTGGCGAAATCATGCGTCCAAAGGCAATACTCACAACCTGCTCAAGCGTATGGATGCGTATTACCGAGATTTATGGCTATAGGATATATGGTATAATAATCATAAGACCAGATACGACTATCAGTAATTGATGGCCGTTTTTTTGTTGTGGAATGAGAATGACATTGTGAATAAGATTAGTACTAAAAAGAAACAGGAAATAGCTCGGGCTGCAGAAGAAGTTGGCAACCCTGTTAATGTTGTAAAAAGCACAACGAAGAACAGAGGTCAAAAGAAACCGAAGTCAAAAGTGCCCACCAATAAAAACCAATACACTCCATCCAACAAATGGTATGGCAGCTCATACGAAGATACTAAGACTAAACTGAAGATTTATTACGAGCATCACCCTGAATCACACGCTAAGTTTATCCAAGATTTGGCAGAAAATGCTGGCACGAGCCCGAAATGGGCTGCACTCGTAGTGGCGATGACCGGCGGTACTGATCCAACTGAAACTAAGATTACTGGAGAAGTAACTCAGGTGGCAGAAAGTCCGCTGAATAGCCTGACGATTGAGGAGCTCAAAAGCCTAAAAGCACTCAAAATGAGCCAAAATGAGGCAAAAAAGGAGGGTAAATGAACCAAAAGGTAGCCAAAACGAGGCAAAAACGAACCCTCAAGCCCCAGACCTTGATGGATACAGCACGCTGGCGTATTTCTCCTGAGGCTAAAAGCAAGATGAACAACTATGCTAAGTGGCTGGAGCAGAAGAAACGAGGGCTAGAAAAGAGGAAGAATGATAAGTAGCCACGACAAGGCCATTCTCGACAAGATTAGCGAACGAGATATTGATATTGCAATGGCCCACAATAACTTGTGGCACTTCTGCAATACGCTCTATCCGGCATTCTACACCACGGAGCGTGATTATCTTGTGGATTTATGTGACCGTATTGAGAAGTTTGTCGAGGAATCGCCCAAACACTTTCTCATTATTAACGCACCACCTCGCCACGGTAAATCACTTACGGCTCAGTGTCTGACTTCGTGGCTATTTGGCAGAGATCCCAAAAATAGGGTTATGACAGCATCCTATAACGAAGAAGTTGCAAGCGTATTCTCTCGGAGTGTGCGAGATATGATTTCTACCGAGCCTATGGGCGATCGCATTGTTTATAACCATATTTTCCCCAAGACTAAGATAAAATACGGCGATGCCGCTGCAAAACGCTGGAAACTAGAAAAACAGACACAATACGCATATCTTGCCACCTCTCCAAACGGTACGGCAACAGGCTTTGGTTGCGACTTCCTGATTTGTGACGACCTTATTAAGAACGCCGAAGAAGCTTACAACGAAATGGCCCTAGATGCCACTTGGAGCTGGTTTACTAACACAATGCTCTCTCGCTTGGAAGGCAAACGCAAGACCATTATCATAATGACTCGTTGGGCGGACGGAGACTTGGCTGGACGAGTGATCAATGGTTTTGGTGATGAGGTGGAGGTGATTACCTACAAGGCCCAAGACGAGGACGGCAAAATGCTTTGTGAGGACATTTTGGATGCTGACTCCTATGCGATCATCAAGCAAGAAATGAACCCTGATATTGTGGAGGCTAACTATAATCAAACGCCAATCGACATCAAGGGGCGACTGTATAGCGAATTCAAGATCTGGGAAGAAAAGCCTAAAATGCCAGTTATTTATGACTACACGGATACGGCTGATACTGGCACGGACTACCTTGTTTCAGTCGTATATGGCGTGTATGAGCATGAGGTCTATATTCTCGATCTCATCTGCACGGATGCACCAATGGAAGTAACTGAGCCAGCGACTGCTAAGCTGCTCACTGAAAATGAGGTCAATAAAGCAGTCATCGAATCTAATAACGGCGGACGAGGTTTTGCGAGGAACTTGAGCCGACAACTGACTGATTTGGGTAATTTCAAAACGCAGGTCAAGGATCAACCTCAAACCCACAACAAGGAGAGTCGTATCTTGGCAAGCTCAGCGTGGGTGCAAAACCATGTTTATATGCCGTTTAACTGGAAGAACAAGTATCCCGAATTTTACAGACAGGTAATGAACTACCAACGGAAGGGCAAGAACGCTCACGATGACGCAGTGGATGTTCTTGCGGCAATTTATGAAAGCGTCGCCAACACGCCTAAGGCGAGAATCTATACCGAGGACGAGCTTACTCACCACGCTCGGAGACGGCAGCCATTTACGAGATAAGGAGGAATTATGGCAATCAATAAACGAACTTACATCCTACCCAAAGGAACTGAACCGACTGCACAAGTTATTGCTGACTTGCTCGGTAGTACAAAGCGTGCTCAGGAAGTTAGGAAATATGATGTGCTTGAGCGATACTATAATGCAGAGACCATCGCACAGGATCCTGAATATGAGACAAAGCTGGTTTCGGTGACAGCGTATGCTCGATATATTGTAGGCCTGAATTGTGGCTATTTGTTAGGAAATCCGGTCGCATATAGCGTAAGTGAAGGAATTGATATCGCAAAGCTCCAAGAGGCATACGATAACCAAAAAATCCAGAACATCGACATTAAACTGGAAAATGACGCTAGTAAATTCGGACACGGATTTGAGCGAATTTATGTCAATGAGGATGGTGAATGCCGGAGTGCGGCTATTGACCCACGCAGCATAATTCTCGTCCGGGATAACACTGTGGAACACCGAAAGATGTTCGCCCTCATCTATGTCGAATGCGTAAATGAAAAGGGCGAAGTAATCGAGGGTGAATACGACCTGACCATTATCACTCGTGATAAGGTAATGGAACGCAGGCTCAAGGGCGGAGTGCTCGTTGGGGATGAAAGTGGCGACCTTGATCATGTCTTTGGCGATGTGCCAGTCGTAGAATATACCAATGATGATGATTTAATTGGCGATTTCGAGGCCGTCATTCCGTTAATTGACTCGTATAACATTCTGCAAACGGCTCGCATCAAAGATCGTCTCAAAACAGCAAACGCTCTATTGCTTGTAAGTGGTGGTAACCTTGACGAGAAACAAATTGACGCCATTATGGAGGGTCGTATCGCTGACCTGCCTGAAGGGGCAAAAGCTGAATATATCACCAAGAGCACCAACGAGCAAGAATCTGAAACCCTGCGTATCTCTATCGCTGACGATATTCACAAAATCTCTATGACTCCTGATGTGAGCGATAAGAACTTTGCTGGTAGTGCATCAGGCGTTTCACTGCAATATAAACTCTTTACCTTTGAGAAACACGCCAAAGATAAAGAACGCTGTTTTGAGGCTGCTCTCATGGAACGCTTTGCCCTATATAATGCTTACTTGAACCGTACCGCTAACATGGAGATTATTCCAACTGCCAAAGTAGATGCCGTGTTCCAGCGTGCCTTGCCGCAGAATGATGTCGAAATGGCAAATATGATTAACTCATTGGCTGGTATTGTAGATAAGAAAACTCTTATTTCCCAATTGTCGTTCGTTAATGATGCTGAGGAAGTTGTGGCTGCGGCAGCTCGTGAAGAGGAAGAATCGCTAAAATTGGGAAATTATGGCACTTTTAACCCTGATATGGCTAAAGACACAGAAGATGACAAAGAAGCCTCTGAAACTGACGAATAGGAGGCCAGATGGCACTAAAAAATGGCGAATATTGGGCTAAAAGATCAACTGAACGCACAACAGAGGCCGAGAGAAGATCTGTTGAGTATCTGAAACAGGTTAAACGGACATACAGAGAGACGGCAAAATCCCTAGTCGAGGAGTTGAGAGCTATGTATGCGACCTACTATCGAAAGGATAAGACTTTTGATATGGCGGCATTGCATATGATCCCAACAGATGGTAGCTTGAAAAAATTCAGAGATGCCATGAAGGCTGCTGGACTCACTACGCAGCTCCCTGCAAATTATCAAGGCAGAATTAACCGTTTAGAGCTATTGAATGCTCAGGCGTGGCTTGAAGTGAAAAAAGCCGGAGCTAGAGAGCGTATGCTGAATACTCAGTTATACAGCAAGACTATTCAAGAGTCGTATCGCAAGACTCTTTATGATACGCTAAAAGCTACTCGCAAGAGCTCCACTTTTGCCGATATTGATACGAGAGCTGTTGGAGATATTCTCAATACGAAGTTCTATGGCAAGAATTACTCAGAACGCATTTGGGCGAATACTGACAATTTGGCGGAAAATCTTGGTGATATTATTTCACGAGCCGTGGCCTCAGGGCAGACGCAAGAGAAAACTATTCGTGAAGTGCAAATGATGTTTGCCGTAAATCAGTATAGTGCCTCAAGATTAGTTCGTACTGAGACTAACTATTTTCAGAATAGAGGTGAAATCGAAGCATATAAAGAAATGGGCATAGAGTCGTATGTTATTGTTGCGACCCTCGATTCCAGAACTTCCGAAATTTGCCAGTCAATGGATGGTAAGAAGTTTGCCGTCAAAGATATGAAGCCCGGTGTAAATACACCACCATTCCACCCAAATTGTCGTACTACCATTGCTCCATATGTTGGCGAGGAGTGGGAACCAAAAGAGCGTATTATGCGTGATCCTGAGACTGGTAGAAACCAAGTTATTGACAAGATCAATTATGAGGAGTGGAAACAAAAATACCTGATACCGGCACAAGAAAAAGGTGAAAACGAGGGTATGGTGAGGGTAATTGTAGGCAAAGCGAGCCAAAATCTAGCAAAATTGAACCTTTCGGCAACCCAAAAGCAGGCTATTGAGAACTATGTTAGTGGCGAAACTATGTATATCAATCAAGAATTACGCCGTGGTGGCGTTGAATCGCTATCGGATGATGATTTTGCTCAATATACACAACTAAGGCAGGCAACTAGACATGAGCTCGGCTCCGAGGCTACACTATATCGTTCCGTTGATGCTAGTGCAATTTTTGGGGAAATGAACGCCTTGCAATATGACAATCTCGTAAGCTATGTAGTCTATGGGGATAAACAAAAATTGATAGCAGACGATGCAGAGCGTCTTATCCAGTACGCTAAGAATCGAGGCAAGATTGTCGAAAAAGGTTTTATGAGTACAACCAAGAGCCAAAAACTTGCACTGGGATTCAAAGATTTCACTGGCTCAGATAAGCCGGTTGTATTGGAGTTAAAGGTTCCGTCCAACGCACAGGGGTTAGATATTGGGAGGCATATGCCAGCGTTGGAGAAACGCATGCGGCAGCAGGAAGTATTACTCACTGCCAATACTGAGTATAAGATTATTGATATTTCCGCTAAAGACGGCCAGGTTTATATCAAGGCAAATGTTGTTGTGCCTCAGCTGGTGACGGAAGTTAAACCTAACGGCATCAAAGATACACTTAGCCAAGCCCAATATGCTGAGTACAGTAAGAAATTGTCAGCCCATAAGCCAGAACAGACGCTATACGACACCTATGCCAGTAAAATCCATATTGCCGATACTAAATATAAGAAAACTGCACACTATGAGCCAATAGGTAATGTGATTAGGTTTAATCTGGAGGTGGATGCAAAAGAAAAAATTGGCGATGATGCCTATCGTGTGCTTTTCCACGAATCTGGGCATAGCATTGACGCTATGAGTAACGGATCGTTTAGAACTGAGCCGTTTTCTGCTGTTTATCGAGATGGTTTATTCCCCAAAACCATCAAGGAAGAGGCACGAAATTATGCCATAAAGCTCCAGAACGAGGCGAAGAAGATTAACCCAAATGCTCGCATCGATAGTGGTTATATGGCTATTACTCAAGAAGTGCGAAAATATAGCCCGAAGGATACGACCTATGTGTCAGATATCTTTAGTGGAGCAACTCGAAATAGAGTGCGTATTGGTGCTTGTCATTCAACGACCTATTGGGATAGGGGTGGTGACAGCAGGCTAGCGACAGAAGCTTTCGCTGAAATGTATAGTGCCTCCATCCTCAATGAAAATGCCACGAAGTTGATTAAGAAATACTTCCCGAAGTCCTATAAGATTTATCGTGATATGATAGAAGAAATGATAAAGCGAGGTACAAGTGGCAATATCTGATGAGAAACGCATAGAGCACGCTATTCGCAAATATACAGAGCATTTTGACATGGGGCTACCGATAGGGTTCGCCCAAACTGAATTAAAAGATGCGAATGACGCAGATGAGTGGGAACAGACACTTAATGAGGCTATTAAATATGATGAACCATTCAACTATTGCTGTGAAGGAGTGTTTTCTGATGACGAAATTATAGAGCAAGAAAGACTCAGGGCATCACGCAAAGCCAGGATTAAAACCAAAAAAGGCGAGGAATAGCAAAGATAAACGCTTGAAATGTGAGATTTCCAGTTTTTTGATGCGTATGTTATAATACAGATAAGACCAAATACGACTTAGGATTACACTAGTCGTCTTTTTTTCGGCTTAGGTAGAACCTGAGCCGTTTTTTGGAGGTAAAAATTCGAGGCGACTCGTTAAACTCGGAGGAATTATGTCAGAAAATGACAACCAACCATCAGGCGGCGATAATACTACCGAAACCGGAAAAACTGATGTAAATAAGGGTAGCGAAACAACTTTTACTCAAGAAGAATTGGGCCAAAAACTCTCTGCTGAGCGGAAGAGCTTAACGGCCAAGTTCGAGAAGGAAAAGCAGGAGGCGATCAAGGAGGCAATTGCCGAATATGAACGCAAATCCAAGCTTACTGAGGAGCAAAAGGCCACAGAGGCTCAGAAAGCAAAAGAACAGGCTCTAGCCGAGCGTGAGCGTCAAGTAACCTTGCGTGAGCGTAAAGCTGAGGCAATGACTATACTTTCTGAAAAGAACATTCCGACAGCTTTTGTTGAATATGTGCTCGATGAAGATGCCGACAAAATGGCAGAGAAAATTGACGCATTGTCAAAAGTTTGGAGTGATGAACTGAACAAGGGTGTCAAAGGTGCAGTTTCAGGGAATACTCCAGATGACAAAAATAAAAGCGATCTCGGGAAAAAGACATCTATGGCGTCCGGCGTTTATCGTGGTGACGGCAATAGTGTCATCTAATAAGTAAGGAAATATTACAATGGCTAAAACTGATGCTTTGTCCATCTTGGAATCTGCGGAAACCAAAGAAAAGCTGAAAGAGCTTGATGGAAATCTGATTGAGGCTATCCAAAAAGATGCCCTCTCTAACCGGCTTAAAAACACGGAATACTCTGGTGATCCGACTAGTGGTTCTGTCGTGATTAACCGTTTCAAGAACGCTGAGTCTGCCAATTATGGCACCGCTCGTTCTGCTGGCAAAGGCAGCAAACTCAAGAACTCTGGCAAGGTGACGATTAACCTTGACAAAGATAAGGAAATCATCGAAGAAATCGAGAACAAAGACCTCAAGTTCTTTGCAGTTGGTGGTCTTGCCGAACGCCGAACTGCTAACCACAGTAAGCGTATGGCTGCCGAGCTTGATCGTGCCTTCTTCGCTCTTGCTGAAAGCAAAGCAAAGGCGGTTACTCTCGCTACTGGCGTAGTTGATATCGATGATGTCGTTGAGGCTGCTATCCAGCAAGTCGAGGAAACGAACAACGACTGGGTTGATGGCGTTGATCGTTCCGATATCGAAGTAACCCTCAGCACCCATGCCTACAGCAAACTTCGCAAATATGTCGATGTAATCGATGGTGGAGTTGGTGCTGAAGCAACTCCGTTGTTCCACGGCGTGCGTGTCTATTCGAACACTCGACAGACGGCTGATGTAATCGTGATGCGTCATGGTTCAATCGCTCAACCGGTTTCGATTGACGATTATGCCGCTGAACGCATTGGCCTTTCTAACGCTTCGGCTATCGAGCTGTTCTACAGCTACGGTACTGCGGCCATTACGCCCGACCTGATTGCTAAGATTGTCAAGCTGCCAGTCGCTACGACCAGCACTTCTGATAGTGGAACTTCTACTGGCGGTGGCACTACTGGTGGAACTTCTGCCGGCGGCACTTCTCAAGGCCAATAGAAGATAAACAAGGATGCAACCAATGGATCGCTCACTATTCGTAAAAGAAGTCATTACTCAAGTAAAGGTAATAAATCGCACTATTAACGATGATGATCTGCTGCAATTCGTAGTTGAAGATGTTGTCGATAGGGTGTCGTTATACCTCCGATATGATGAGGAAGATGAATTTGATGCACGGTTAGTCCGAGTGGTCGCAAAGGTTGCATCCTCTATCTTCAAAGAGGCCAGCAACAATGTCGATAGCTCAGAAGTTGATATGAGTATCAAATCAATGAGCGATAATGGCCAGTCTATCACCTTTGGTGACGCAACGAGGAATTATCTCGCTTCAGTTGAGGATGGGGAGCTATTTAGCTGTTTTACTAAACTACTTCAGCCGTATAGGAGGATTCGTGGAATTTCCCAAAAAGGCTAAGGATGCTATCTCGAAGGCATTTTACGACAAGGTTGTAGAGATCTTGGATAAGAAAGAGGCCCTAGATGATGAAGGTGGAGTCATTAAAGGTGGCGAAACCATCAAGAGCACATTTAAGGGCAATGTTCAATTTCTCGTCCAAGAACAAGAGCAACTTGGTGTTGGGTTAGTAAAGCGTGGTGATATTCAAATCACCTGCCCAACTGACACCGAAGTGGCGATTGACGACATTTTGCGATATGCGAATGTTCGCTATACGGTGATTAGCGTGTTACCATACGATTCTCATTTGACGATAGTGGGGCAAAAATAATGGCTAATTCCGTAACTATTCGTGTAAAAGGCTTAACTACCCTAAAGGCGAAGTTTGGCAACTTAACACCAAAGGTGGTCGATGCTCTAAAAACTGGCATCAATCGTGCTACGGCAGTCGTTGAAACCGATGCAAAATATGTTGTGCCGGTTGATACTGGCCACCTGAGAAACTCGATTCATGCTAGACCAGCAAAGAGCGATAAGAAAAGCGTGTTTGGTAGCGTATATACAAATGTAGCCTATGCGATGTTCGTGGAGTTTGGAACTGGCGTGCGAGGAAATGGATCATATCCATATGATACGGATTTCACGCTTGCCTATGGTGGCGTTCCTGGTCAAGTTGCACAACCTTTCCTGGGGAGAGCATTACACCAGCGAGAGAAAGATATCCATAAAATGGTAAGTCAGGCAGTAAAAGCTGCTCTCGGAGGCGTATAGATATGTTTAACCCTAAGAAAGAAGTGTTTGAAAAGCTAAAGGAACTGGAAGGCGTGGTTGTCTCACAAAGCTCTCAGAATGTTTTTAACGAGCTGCCAGCAGTCACCTTTGCTGTTCAGGATAATGCCGTCAATCTTACACTGGACAACGAAATCGCCTCGCAGAATATCATTGTCGGCGTGGATGTATGGGCAGATTCGAGTTCGCAAGCTAGTAGTATTTTAGCTCAAGTTGAGGCTAAAATGCGTGAATTGTTATATCAACTAACCAGCTCTATGGATGTGCCAAACACAGACAAGAGCATACATCATATAGCTTGTAGCTTTCGGGCTATTCGCTAGCTAACTAAAAGGAGTAAAAAATGGCAGGAATTCCCTCAATCGGAACTGAGCTCTACCTCGTAAAAGACGGTGACGAGACGGCAGACCTTAAAATCGCACACTTGACCTCGGCAGGTGCTATCAAGGGCACAGCTGAAGAGATTGATGTGACCGACCACGATAGCCCTAACGGCAACAAGGAATATATGGCAGGTGCTGTTGATTATGGCACATTCGACTTTACAGGCAATGTCAATGACAAGACCTTAGTGTCGAAACTTTATACCTTGCTAAATTCGAAGGTCAAGCGTTCTTGGTATGTGAAGTATAAAGACGGCTCTCGTGCTGACTTCGATGGCCCTCTCCAGAGCTTTGGCATGGATGAGCAAACCACTGATGGTCTAATCACCTGTTCGGGCTCTATTCGTATTAGCGGTACGCCTGAATACCAGGCAACGCCGACCACAGAATAAACGCACGGCGGCTGCGTAATGCCGCCTTCAATAACCTTAACTTGGAGAAACCGGTATGGATAACAAAGATGAAAAGAAGAATATGGATGATCTAAAGCTCGTCTATAAGGCAAGCTCTATTGCAGCAGCTGAGCGTAAATATCAAATGAAATTCTTCGATGCAATCGCCAATCTCGGTGGGATTGCAGAAATCGTCTTTTTCTTCGTAGCCGGTGGTGCAACAGAAGATGATGCTGATGTCTTTATGCAGAAAAAAGGCATTACAGAGGCAATGGTCGTCATCATGGAGGCTATCTCCGAATCAGGTTTTTTAGGAGAAGTGAAGATCGATATGGAAGAGCTTCGTCAGGAGATGAAGGAGGCTACCAAACAGGCAGCTTCACAGATTACTGGCGAGGCCAGCAAAAACTAGCTTTTTCAATCGGTATTCATCTCAGCGAGTTCTGGGAGCTAACTGTAGGTGAATTTTATGACTGCATTGATGGGTATGAGTCCGCTCGTGAGCGACAAATGGCGGATATCGACCTGCTGAATCATTTGCAAGGGCAATACTTTGCTGCAGCCTTTAATGATCCAAAGCATTATCCGGAATCCCCAATCTTAGCTAAAAGGCTCAGTAGTAAAGAAAAATTGCGTCCAATGACTGACGATGAGATGTTAGCTCAAATCAAACAAGATTCGCTCCAATGGAAAGGACTAACTAATGGCAACAATTGACGAACTTCAGGTTCAGATTACCGCAAATGCGAACTCCTTTAATAAGCAAATAAAGGATGTTCAAAAGCGAATGGACGAGATGAGCAAAGGTGCAAAAGCTAGCACTGCGAGCGTCTCGAAGTCCTTCAATGGTCTAAAAGTAGCAGCTCTGGCAGCAGCTGCCGCTATTACCGTAGCTGTTAGCAAAATGGTCGCATCTAGCACCAAGGAATTTGGTGATTTTGAACAAAATGTGGGTGGTGCCAAAGCAATTTTTGGCGAGTACGCAGGTTTTGTCCAAAAGAAGGCGACTGAGGCCGCATCGACTATGGGTATGTCGATGAATGAGTACATGCAGACTGCAAACAAGTTGGGTGCAATTATTAAGGGTACTGGCATGTCCACTGAGGATAGCTTAACCCTAACGGCTGCAGTCATGCAGCGTGCTGCCGATCAGGCGTCCGTTATGGGCGTGAGCACTGCTGAGGCTATGGACATTATGGTTTCAGCTGGTAAAGGCATCCTAACTACGATGGATGGCTTAGGCGTCAAGCTCTCGGCGAACGCTATTGAGGCATATGCTCTTAGCAAAGGTGTTACAACGGCATACTCATCCATGTCAGAGGCCCAAAAAGCAGTATATGCGTATGGGCTATTCCTTGAAAGAACAGGATATGCTCAAGGCAACTTTGCAAGGGAGGGTGTAGAAACTCTTAACGGCTCGCTCGCTGTCTTAAAAGCTAGCTTTAAGAACTTGGGGACAATGCTTGGATCGGCATTCGCTCCAATTCTTATGGATGTTGCGAATTTTATTACGAAGTATGTAATTCCTGCTCTCAAAGCCGTTATTCCATATGTAATTGGCTTTATGCAAGTTATTGGCAAAATGGTTGGCTATGTTGCTAATGCGTTGGCGGCTCTATTTGGTAAAAGTACTCAACCAATGGATTCTGTGGGTAGCTCAGCTGACTCGGCTGCTGCGAGTGTTGGTTCGGTGAGTGACGCAGCAAATGATGCCAGTGGCTCGCTGGACAATGCCACAAAGAGTGCCAAAAAGCTTAAAAATCAGCTTGCTGGGTTTGACGAGATGAATGTCTTAACCGAGCCAACAAGCAGTGATTCAGGCGGTTCAGGAGCGTCAAGTGCAACTGGTCTCGGCGACCTGAATTTGCCTAAAATTGAGAAAATTGACTGGGAGAATATCCTTCCTGATGCTAAGCTGCCAGAATGGCTGAAAAATCTCGAAAAACTATTCGATACTAAGGCTGCAAAAGCATGGGGCGAGGCAGTTAAGAAGGTACTTTTGACAGTCCAGAAGAATTTTCAGTCAGTATTCTCTAAAGTTGGTTCAATTTCCACTACTCTCTGGAATAATATGGGGAAATCCCTGGAGAAATACGGCGATCAGCTAGACGAAAGCATTGCAAATTGGGGCACTGCGATTGGTGACTGCTTCAGTGCGGCTATCAACCTTGCTTTCGCACCGATTGATGGTTTTCTGGGTGGCGTAAAAACACGGATCGAGCAATCTGGACAAGAGCTAACTGATTCAATTCTCGTAATCGCCATCAACGCATCAAATGCAGCTACGGAAATCACGACTCATGTTACCGAGGGTATCAATGGCATGATTGAGCCGATTAGAAATGGTTTTAGCAACTTGGGCGAACTCTTTACGCAGATGTGGATTGATATGACTGCATCTTTTGCCGAACATTCCCCAGAGATTTTTGGCGGAATATCTCAGTTTGTCGGTGATATTATTGATACCTTTAGTCAGTTTGGTCAAATTATAGCTGGTATTTGGGAGGACATTACTGGTGGGCTTAAAAGGGTGTGGGATGAGAACGGCAAGGAACTGACAGATAACATCGCGCTTGCCATAGAAAACATCCTCAAGGTATTCCAGAGCCTTTGGGATAACCTTATTGAGCCAATCGTAAAGCCAATGTTGGAACAACTCAAGAAGACTTGGGATGAAAACCTGAAGCCAATCGTGGATAAAGTTGCCGAGTTTGTTATGAAGCTCATTAACTTTGCGTTGATGATTTGGAACCAATTTATCGCACCAATTATCCGCTGGCTTTCTGAAAAGCTACGACCAGCCTTTGAGAATATCGGCCAAACCATTTCCGGTGTTATGGATACAATTGGCAGGGTTATTGGATCTGTAGTTGGTGGCATCATTAGTGCTCTCAGCGGAGTTATCGACTTCTTGACCGGTGTATTCACCGGAGACTGGAAGAAGGCATGGGAGGGTGTTAAAAACATCTTCTCTGGTATCTGTGATGCACTTGGTGGGTTATTTAAGGCTCCAATTAACTTTATTATTGACTGTATTAACACCTTTATTCGAGGCCTAAATAACATTAAAATCCCCGATTGGGTACCGGGGATTGGTGGTGCTGGTTTTCATATCGGAGAAATACCAAAGCTTGCTCATGGGGGTATCATTGACCGAGCCACTCTTGCAATGGTAGGCGAGCATGGTCGAGAGGCCGTGCTACCGCTGGAGCGTAATACTGGCTGGATGGAACAACTGGCCGAGAAACTTTCTAATGGTGGCCAAAATGAACCTCAGCAAATTACTATCCAAATTGGCGATGAAACAATTTTCGACAGGGCTATTGATTACATCAATAAAAAGTCCAACCTTCAAAATCGCAGCGTTATCGCCATCTAGTGACTAAGATCGATAGTGCTCAGTATTTTGGAGCCAAAGCCATTTTCGTAGATATGTAGTTTGAGATTCGTGTCGCCAGCTGGCACCTCAAAGACTATGCTACCAGTTTTAGTGCCATGTGCAGCTAGATCACCATGATTAAGGGCATCATCGGCCTGTGCCATTGCAGCGTTTGTATATGGCTCAATAGAGCCATTGCTATCTTCGATCTTGAAATGTAGGGCATTGTAGCTCTGTAAATCATCGGAATTATTTTTCACAGAAAGATTAACTTTTATATATTCCATGTCATCACCCGGTTTGGCATAACTGGCAGAATAATTCCGATCAACTGAAAGGACTACTACTTCTAGTTTGTCAGCCTTGGCTGCAACGCCAATTGATGGAGTAGCAGGGGTATTGCTGTTTTTGTCGTCCTGGTGATCATCTTGCGTATCATTGGGAGTCTGGCTGGTAGATGATGAGGAATTTGGCGATTGCTCAGTATTACTAAGAGCACCACCGCAAATAGCCACTATAACCAATAAAATAACCCAGAACCACCATTTTTTATAAAGCGGTGAGCCTGGAGTTTTCGGAGTTTTACCTGTTTTTGCGTTTGTCATTTTTGTCTTTCTCCCATACAAAATGGGCTAGCGTTTAGTATATGTGTTCAAGATATACTTAGAGCTTTAATCTCTGGCAACACTAGCCCATTTCGGAGATTAAAAAATTCTCTAAATATATCTTGAACAATACTATTATACCACAAAATAGAGGGCTAAGCCTGCTGTACTACGGCAGCAGGTCGCCCTCAATAAGCACATTATAACATATTTGATTGGTTTCTTGAAGTCAGGAAAATAAAGGTATGCTATAATACCAGTAATGCGTTAATCGCAGGGAGATGCGGCGTAGCCCATCGAATAAAAGCAGGGGCAGCATTGTGGGTGCTTCTGCACGCCACCCTATAGTGAGATACTCGTGTCGTATCCCCAAAGGGAGCAATGGCAAAATGAAAGAGATCCTGACAGCATGACACGCTGGATTTCGGGTAGCCATACTGCTCGCTATAGTCGCAAGGCTTAATTCCTGAACCCCACGCAGGGAATACGAGCAATATGGTATAATTAGAACAGACCAAATACGATCACGCAAAAGTGGTCGATTTTTATTGCCTAGAAAGGATCCATGATGGCATTTTCAGGAAAGTTACTCAAAATTAACGGCTCGTCAGTACCCGGTCTGCGAGATTATAAAGTTACATACGCCAAGCTCTGGAAAGATGCTGAACGAAATATGAATGGCGATGTTGCTGCTTCTTTTATCGGTATATTCCCAAAAATAGAACTAGCCTTCAGAGACGGCTTGACGGAGGATGAAATTGCTAAGATTACTGCGTTACTCGTAATCCCTTATTTTTCAGTCGAGTTTTATAATCCGAAAGTCAAAGGAGCCTCAACCGCACAATATTATGCTAGTGACTTCTCCGTAGAAGTATTAGAGCGTAATCGTGGCCTATTCAAGGAAACTACCGTAAATCTCGTTCCGGTAAGCAAAGATACTAGCACTAGTGCCATTCCGCCAGATCAACCAGCAGCGGTGTATGATGACGGCGAGAAGGAGTTCTTTTAATGCTTGCTACCTCCAACGCATTCAGGACGGCTATGCTGTCGCTCATTAAGCAAGTAGGAGCTTGTGTTATTGATGGCGAAACGACATATTCTCAGGATGATGTGCTGCAATCGGTTGTCATAAAAACTTCTGGCTATTACTACGGTGCTAGAACAAAAACGGCAACGATTAAGTTGCTTGGCGTAGATTATAATTTGGTTGATCACGCACTAGAGATTAAGCAACGCACTTGCACCGACTTTGGAACCAATACCTGGGAAAGTCTATCTCAAGGCAAATTTGTTGTTACGGAGCAAGAAATTGATCTGGAAAAAGAAGTGACGACAATTCAGGCCTACGACATGATGGGCATATTGGGTAATACTCAATATAGCACTGAGGACAATATCAACTTTCCTTGTACTGTTGGGAACCTTGCACTGCAAATTGCAACACATTTTGGGTTGAGGCTCGTTACGGATTTCGCATCTCTTCCAAATTCTGGGCATATTATTACCGAAGATTTGTATTCTAAAATTACAGGTATAACCTATCGAGATATTTTATCTGAAATTGCCGGTACGACTGCGACTTTAGCAATGGTGGATGAAGATGATGGGCTAGAATTCAGACAGTTAGAACGCACCCCTTCTGACAGTTGGAGTTTTAATGACCTAAAGAAGTTGAAGATTGAGCCAAAATATGGCCCGGTCAATTCAGTTGTCTTGGCTAGGACGCCACAAGAAGATAATATTGCACTTCAGGATTCGGAAAGTATTATCACCAATGGTTTAACGGAGCTAAAGTTGGCTAATAATGAAATCCTTGACGATGATCGGCAAACCCTTATTTCTCCAATTTTAGAGGCCTCAAAAGGTTTTTGGTTTGACCCTGTGTCAGCTATAACTACTGGGCATGGTTGGCACGAAGTGGGGGATCGTATTGCTATCATTGACAACGAGAATAATACATACGAAACTATAGTAACCGAAACCTCATTGACGCTAGATGGGGGCATTAAAGAAGTAATTAGCGGCGTAGCTCCTGTTGAAACGCAAACGAATTACGCTATGGCCGGTGGCATTTCACGGACTATTTACAATACGGAAATTAAAGTAGATAAGCAAAACCAAAGCATCGAGTCTATAGTTAGCAAGCAGGATACGATCGAAGGCGAGATGAATGCCAACTTCACTCAAATTGTCCAAGATCTTACATCGATAATTACAGCAGTCCAGAATTCGGGAGGCAATAACCTTATTAGAAACTCGGTCGGGTATGTTCTCACCTCTGATGGTAAGCCCGAACAATGGAACACAACGATTTCAGATGGTGGGTCGCTGACAGTTGCAGCTAGTAGTGAGGCGGCTATTCAAGGTTCAATTTCGACTAATATCATGGTCTTGAATGGTGTTACTCTGCGGCAGCGTGTGTCGGTCGTAGCGAGTAACGATTCTGCGGAGCCAACAAAATATACTTTTTCCGTAAAGCTCAAGAAAACTGTGGCAAGGGGCAGTGGTTATATTCGAATTACTGATGGAATCAATACCTATGAGATCCGTCTTGCATCAGAGGATGAGCCGTATTATAAAGAATACTCTATCAAGGGTATTATTCCTCAAAATAACTATCTTGATATTGAAATTGTCGGCTCTGAAGGTAGCGATTTCACTATTACAGATGCAATGTTGGCAACTGGCGATTATATTGCTCAATGGACACAGGCAAATGGTGAATTTGCCAATACTCAGGTGAGCATCGATGTAAATGGCGTAAAAATTAAATCTAGCACGCTGCCAAATACCCACTCGCAACAAACTCCATTGGGCTTTTCTGGGTCAAATGGATCTAAAACATACAAACTAGATTCAGATAGTGTAGAAACCGATAAGGCCGTTATTAGTACAGAGTTTGATTTGCCGCCACTCAAAGTAATCTCTCGTGCGAACGGTTGGGCGATAGTAAAGAAGGAGGTATAAAATGACTTGGTATTCCGGAGAAGTTCAAGCAAGCACCTACATCAAGGCACGGTTGGTTGTTGATGAGGAGCGTATCGGCAATAATCTATCTCGAATTACAGCTCGTCTCCAATATCGCCGGACTAATTCATATGGCGGTGCCACATTTCAATATGGCTCAGGCTGTAATCTTTATATCAATATCGATGGCCAGACCTTCACAACTGGGCAAACTGCTAATTCATACACTTCTATTCCAGCATATAATACTGGATGGATTACCTTCGCAACGGCAGTAAAGGATGTTACTCATACCGCAGCGAAGAATATCACCTGTTCGTGGTCAACAGCTAATATGGGAGCATATCTCAGCAGTTCTGGGTCAGTATCCTGCTCTTTGGCTGCGTTTGTTACGCCAATATCCGTACTTGGGCTAAATGTGGTAGCAAACTCGAATGATAGCCATGCCAGAATTTATTGGATGAATAGATCGGGGATCCAGGTCTATGTTGCCTGTGAAGAAATCGATGATTCTGGAAATTATATTAGCACTATTCATCAATGGACAAACCAAGCCGGTACAGCTGGGCAAGTGAGCGATAAAACTTACTCACTGACGGCGGCAGAGCGTCAAAAATACGATAATTTAGATAGGAACAGGATTCGTTGGACGATTAAAACTGTTAGTGGAGGCAGTGTTTATTACTACAACACTAACGATTACAATTACGATAGAGCATCTACTCCGTCAATGGCAAATTTCATAGTTGGGAATGTGGCGACTCTTAGGACTAATCGCCAACGCAGCTCTATGACACATACCGCTGTTATTAGTGCTGGTTCAGTTGCTATTAAAACTTTGACTAATGTTGGCTCAAGCACAACTTGGGATACGGCATTGGATGATTCTGCTATTTATGCTCAGGCAACTCAAGACTCATCAATAGAGCTAACTATTACTCTTTCGACATACATAAACAACATTCTGATCGGGCAGAGAATAGCAAAGGTAATCGCAAGCCTTAGGACGGCGGAGCTGGCCCCGGTTTTCACAGATTTTTCCTATCTGGATAATAATCCTGCTACAGTTGCAGTAACTGGAAATAACCAATATCTCGTAAAAGGGCAATCGTCACTCAGAGCATCAGTTTCGGCCGCTCAAAAGATGGTTACTAAAGAATCGGCCACTGGGAAATCATATACATTCACCTTCGGCAGCGTAAGCATATCACGGAATTACTCAAGTAATAGCGATGTGGTTGCAGACTTTGGCCATCCTACTACAGCCGGCACTCAACGACTATCGGTAAAAGCATTCGATTCTCGTTCAATCTCAACCCAGGTGACGAAGGATATTACAGTTATCGATTACGCAGTGCCGAACCTTGTAGCCGAAATCAAGCGTGCGAATGACTTTGAAGAGCGAACGACAGTAAAATTCACCGGTGATTTCTCGCTGATTAAAATTGGCAATACGGCCAAGAACTCAATCGTTTCTATTAAGTCACGCCATAAAAAAGTGAATGAAAATAGTTGGAGCAGCTGGGAAACATATAGCTTTAACACTTCCGAAAAGAATGGCAAAGGCGTCATTGCTGGGCCAAGTGCCGGTATTTTGTACGATTTAGATAATGAATCTGCGTGGAATTTTGAGTTTCAGGTCAGCGATAAGCTCAATACGGTCACCATCACTGGCACAGTATCTGTTGGTATCCCCCTTGTTAGTCTTACCGAATCTGGACAAGTTGGTATTAACTGCAACCCATCTGGCTCAGACAAAGGAGTGTTCTTACGAGACGGAGACCATCTCTTCAAGCAGATTTATCCAGTAAATGCCATTTTTGAAAGCACCTCAAACACAAATCCAGGAACGGCGTTTGGTGGCAGTTGGTCACAAATCGGCACACGCTCTGTAGGCAGTACCACAATATACACATTTCGCCGCACTTATTAGACTTCTCAGCCACCCTATTGTATAATGAATATGTGGAGATCCGTAGCTTCTCTCTCCATTTTGCGATTATCAATGTGATATAATAAGTTTAAGACCAAATACGACAACCGAAACGGAAGTCGTATTTTTGTTTGTTTAAGCAATAGGAAACGCAGTGGAAAATATCATCGTAGCTCTAATAACAGGTGTATGTGCGGTAGTAGGGCAATACCTTATTTCCCAAAAGAAAACCCGTGATGACGAAATTAAAGATGCCCAGAGAGAGCAAAAACAGCTTGATCAGCTGGAAGCAATGGACGAGCGATTTAAGGTCATCGAAAAGAAACTTGATGAACATAACGGATATGCAGAAAAGTTTGGTGAGATCAGCACCTCAATTGTAGCAATTAGGAAAGATCTTGAATATCTTAAAAAAGAAGTATAAGATGAACAAAATCTCAAGCAAAATCAATCTTCACAATATCAATTGGAAGGCTGTTGTTGCGTTTATCGCCACGCTGTTTATTGGCATTGCAGCAGGGAGTGGCATAGCTCTTAATCTTACGCCAGAGGGCGAAGTTACCATCGAGACTAATTACGCCATTGAGCTTGCTGAAGAACAAGTGCCAACGGTCATTGAAACTTCTGATGGCGAAGTCGAAGTTATTGAGGCTCCCACGGTCGAATCTATCGATGGCGATCAGCTCATTGATGAAAGTGGCGATTACGGTCGAGGTGAATACCATGACACCTCTAGCCCAGAGGCATACAAGAATGCCGTAATCAATAAATGCACCGATGTTGATTATCATTACGGAGCACAATGCTTTGACTTAGCGAACGACTATTGGTCTAATTACGCTGGTCGTTGGCTTTCGAGTTGTGGAACTGGAGCCGCCAAAGGAACGCTCAATTGCTATGAGCAGAACGCTGGCGATGAGTTTGAGATGGTTTGGGATCCCACTCAGTTACAGGCTGGAGATTGGTTGGTATTCACAAATGGCTTGTATGGCCATATTGGCATGGCACTTGGTAGCTACAATAATGGTTACATTGCCTTGCTGGGGCAAAATCAAGGTGGCTCCAAATGTGACGGAGGTGGTTCGACTGCCAATATCGTCAATATCTCTCTCAAAAACTTTGGTGGTGCTTTCCGGCCAAAATCTTATGTAAAAGAAGAGCCGAAACAGGAGCCCATCGAGATCCCAGTATCCGGCTGCGTGCAGTGGCATGTGGAACGAGGCGACACGATGTCAAAGATTATGCTGGAGTGCGAAAATACAGTGCGATATGGCGAGGCTATGAACGCATACGCAAAGACTTGGTACTCGCTCGTCTATATGCCCAATCAGAGCGTTTATGACGGGTGGCATAGCAAGTCCGGTGTTGGGCTCTATGCTGGAGACGATATAGAACATCGGTTCTAAAGTCTCATCGCACATTAAACGAGATATCGGCCAACGCAAATTAGTCCAAATATCGGCAAAAAATTAGTCAATTTGTAGGAAAGTGGGGTGGGCATATGTATGTTCGTTTTGATGCCGGAGTAGAACGCAGTAAGGCGAGTTCAGTATTATTAGATAAACTGAGGGCTATCGGGGCAAAACCTATTATTACTCCGTACATCATCAGAAATGTCTATGAAGGTGAAGATGTTGCATTAGCCACTAAGCTAAAACAGATTTACCAAAACGAGGAAACTACTGATTTCTATTACCAAGAGACGCCAAAAAGAAGGGGGTAGATGGTATGGCAAAAGTTATTTGCTCAGCGATTATTGAGCGTGACCCTGAGCGTCAAGCTATTATGGCATGGGTTCGATGCGTAGCAAATGGAGGTTTTTCCGAAATCGGGAATAAAGTGTCTATGACTTATATCGAGCAGCCCGATGATCCGGACAATAGTAGCCGAAAGTGGGGAATAATTCATACTTTCGAGCAGTATCCAGAGCACGCTATTGAGTACCTTAATGACTAAAGGAAGTGTCTAATATCTCGCTGCCCCACCTGTAATTGGGTGGGGTTTGCCATCAGACATTTCAAAACTTCACTACAGGCATAGGTATTAGCGACTGCCATATTTGATAAATTTGAAAATGCTCAGTACTATATCGTTGTGTGCAATATTCTGTAAGGTCGATTTTATCAACCATATTTCCTACTTCTGGTTCTCTGTATGTTCCTTGAGACTTGGTAAGTAGTTTTTCGCCTTCTTCATCTAAGTTAAATATAACTAAATAATCAACTGAGGCAATTCCAAGAAGGCAAAAATAAGCCTTCGTTGGCTCAATGTCATCCACATTGAAAAAGCAAAAACCTACCGAATTGGTTTTTTGACCTTCGTGGGCTGAATGGTTATATATGGTTTTACCAGTTAAGAGTTTTTTAAGCTCTGGTTCACTCATATATCGAAATACTCTCATTTCTCCCTCCTCGCTAGCTTGCCAGTAATGCGACCCACAACGAACCCCCAAACCACATCAATTGGGAAAGCGTAATATGTGGGTATTCCGATCAGGTAAAGACAAAGCCACAACCCGGCACTACCAATTACACATAGACTTAGCATAATAATTAGATATTTTGTGAATGATGTCATAATAAGCCTCCAAATAAATCCTTTATGTTGTTTGGCACCTGCTTTTTAATCTGGAATTCTCGCTCAGCTTCTTTGCAAGCCTGCTCGAAGGTCTTGCCGCCCTTGAGATAGATCTCCATAGCACGCCTGCCGATTGCATCTTTGTTAGTCATCTTTGTCGCCCTTCCTATCCTTAAACTTGTAAGCAAGATAAACCATACCAATAAAAGCAATAATTACACCTGTGAGCAGCCCTGTTATAAAAGATTGAAAATTCATCCTCCTCCTTAAAATTCAACACGCCGTTCCGGCTTACCTAAGTATTCGTTTATTATTCTCTTCGCCTCATCAAATCCAACGGCAAATTCAGCACAATAGCCTCGCTGGCGTAATTTCTCTAACATAAGTGCTTGCTCCTCTGTATGAAGATCCCACCAGTCACCTCGCTTACGGAGTTTAGTTTCGCCCTTGAGAATTTTGCGGGCATCCTTATCACGAATCAGTTTGGTTCCGTCTTTTTTAAGCTCTAAATACAAGCCACATACGCCAACATAATCACCTCTAACCCAAAACATGCTACCTAGATCGTATTTTCGATACAGCATAGGAATAGCCCCATGTGCGTAAGCCATTGGTTGAGCGATAAACATATCGGGATATGATTTGCGACCGCCATTTAGTCGCTTTTGCAAAGCTGACTGTACCTCATTTAGTTTTACTCCGCTTCCAAAGTCGGAGTGAAAGATTATGCCTGGGTATTGTAAGGCTAAGTAGTCAGCGACTTGCATTTGGATTGTAGTTTCCTTGCTAATCATTAAACCTCCCAATTCCAAAAGTAATACCGATTATCGTGGGAAATGCCTTGCATACGGCCTTAACATTTTCAGGGTCATCGTCAATAAAGTAAATATCTTCGGATGGCTCATCTCCGCCAAGCAGTGTGGTGAAAGCATTGATTGCCGTTTTTAATACTTGGGTAGGAGCCGGCAGCTCTGGATCTAGAACACTTTTTATTTACCTCCAATTCGTCTTGTAGCCCATGTACTATCAAGACCTCAGTTAATAATTTGGCCAATACGGCAGGTGTGTCAGGTTTAGAGTCATGCCTCGAAATTGGAAGCTTGATATCCACTCTTTTATCGTTATATTCAGTGACGACTCGCATGAGATCTCCTTTTCTTGTCTTCTCGTAGCCATTTCTTGGCATCTTTAATATCTACGCTTTCAACCATGCTCATCAGCAATTTTGCGTTCGGCTTTACATATAACTCGTATATGTCATATTTCTCAGTATTTCGGCCGCCTAAATCACTAATAAGCATTTCGTACTCAGCACGAGCCCAAAAATCTCCAAAGCAATAGAATAATGGGTCATTTGCAGGTTTTAGTAGGGTCTCTCGCATTTCAACATACTTGGCAACTGAAAATAGGACACTATGGTATCCGAATAAGTTGGCTAATTCAAGCTTATTACCATTGAGGTCAGGTACCATAATACCAAAATATAAATCTTCCATCTTCATCGGTTAGTCCTCCTCGTATGTTTTTGCCGCATTTTTCGATGCGTTAGATGGTAGCCGCCACAAGCTCGACATCGATATATTTTCAGATGTGGCCCATGATGTCGAACTATTAGTCGCTGTGATCGTTCCGCTGCGTGATATGTTGCAAAACGCTGCTTGCCAGAATATGAGCACTTCTCGTCCATCCTTTTTACCTAATACCTCCTTATTCCTCATTGGCATACTCCCAGCTCTGCTTTTCTGTATCGACTATGGCGAATCTACTATTTCCGATTGGGGCACCATTCGAATATGTAGAGAAAACATCAGTCGAAAGTAAATTATTATCAAAGATAATGTCTTCCATTGGTGTATGCCCAACTACTTGCATATATCGCTCCGGCCACCATAATCCTTCGCCATGCTGAGCTCGTCCTGGTCTCGCCCAAATCGGTGAGTTCTCTAACCAAAGTTCATCTGGAGATGTGTGATTCGCTAAGCGTAGCATATCACCTATACCAACAAAACCGTCTGCTGGATAGGTTACAAGATGTTTTTGCCGTTCGACCCATTCATCCATAACGCCTGCGTGGCTAAAAATCACCTGACCTACGACATAAACTATTTCTTGATGAATTCCGGCTCCTCGCATTTCTTGCAGCAATTTTTCCATCTCTTGTTCCATCATTTTGCTATGGCCAGTTTCTCGCCTACCATATTCCAGCTTGTAGTAGCCAAAATCGTGGTTGCCCATACACCAGAGCGTATTAGGAAATTTCTTATGAAACTCAATGGCACGCTCCGCCGTTCTCTGATAGAAGGCAATCGCAAATTGCATATCCCAGTCGTCAAACATATCACCGAGTTGTACGGCGAAATCTGCTTGACCGCTCTCTAAAATCTTCTCAGCTCGACCGAATATTTCGTGCTTGAGATGTATATCAGGAATTGCTAAAACTCTCATTTTTTACTCTCCTTATTTTTTGTGTCTTCATTCCAGAACTTTATTGCCTTGGCTATCGTTGCAAATTGATACGGATTTGTAAGGCGATAGCAGCAATTCGGGCATTTTACGGCATAATGCCTTCGATTCGCAACGCCACGGATGTACCACGAAATAAGACATGGGGTAGTACCGCAAACTGGGCAGGCGTTAAGTTCAGCATTATCCATTCGAACCTCCACTGCTTTGCTCACTTTTTCTCCTTTGGAGCACGCATAATGGCCTGCAGACGCTTATGTAGTTCGGGATCGAGAGTTACACCTGAGCCTTTAAGCTCGTTGTATAGCTGATGTATGTGTTGCTTGGCTAAGTTAAGCTCTCTACCGGTGTAGTATTCATTAACCCAATCCCAAGCGGAATCAGCTTCTCCATAAGTACATGGCCCACACATACCAGTCGCCTTGAGAACTGGCTTAGCTCCGCAGACTTCACACTCATGCCTAAATGTATAATCGCAGCTCATAAGGCAAAACCTTTCTCATTCACCAGATAACCTATGTAGGACAGCCTTGAGTCGTCATCATCCTTATCTTCCGAAACGCAATATGAATAATCATAAGGCTCATCGCCCCAGTATCCGGACATGTGTAGGGCCTGGCTAAAGATGCGATATGGCAGCTTTAGGTAGTGACCATATTTTCCCTTTGTAATTTCTTCATTTTTTCTCATAAAACTCCTTTATATTTCATTACCCCAGCAATCCCAGCCGTCAATTTGCTGTCTAGCGAAAAGTTCAATTCTTGGTATATCGCCGCAGAGTTGCACGATTCGATCTCTCGCCTCGTCAGGTTTTCTTGAATGCTCTCGGATGTGGTTAATAATCACACTATGAACCGCAGCAGATATGCGTTTCGGATTGCCTTTCGTGGCAAGCAAGCACAACTCAGCATTAGCTCTCGTCCATCTACCCATACCCCAAAATAGACTATCGCTTTTACGATTCTGTTTGACCCAAGTAAATGCACAAGTTTTATATTCAAATCCCCAAGCTTGAATTACCTCAAAGCACTCATCTAACTTAGGCATCGTCACCCACATGAACAAAATACAATCGTTGTCTGAAATCGCATTGACTGGTAAATTGCAGATGTCCTGAATCGACATCACTTGATATTTACATCCAGCACCTCTATTGCCAGCTAAAGCCTTATCTCTGTAACTCCAAGCTGGATCAGCGTAGATGATCTTATATTTCCGGGGGGGGGTATAAATGTCAACTATCATAAACCCCCTATTTTGTACGAGACTTCTTCTGTGGATAGTTTGGGTTATCCTGTTTCATTTTCGCAAGGTGTTTCACCTTATTTTTCTCAGTAATCCCAAACCGAGCAGCATATTTTGCCTTTCTCGCTTTGCTATCCATTGGGTGATGTTTGCCTCTGCCCATTTTCTACCTCCTTTAATGATATGGTTGTTATTTGATCTCTTTTGGTTTAGATGGCCCTCGGCGTGACTTGCGACCACCTATCGCTCCAGCTACTCGTGCTAGTTCAGGATTAGCGGCGAAACCGCCTGTATGACCATTCTGACCACCTTTGCGACCAATATTGCTATAAAAGTCCTCACCGTGGATTTTTCTATTTGTTGCAGCAGCCTTCAAACCGCCTGCTTTTGTTCCTGCCATATTTACCTCCGCATAGTTAGTTAATTATTTTACTTGAATAGTTAGTTAATTATTTTACTTGAATGTCAATTTTCTTAGCATCTTCGCTCTTAGCCAGCAGCTGCTCCTTGAGCTCACGATTTTCCTTCTTGAGGGTTGTTTTGGCTGAACGCAATTGCTCTATTTCTTTATTCTTTTCTTCTAGATCGGCAAGAACTTGATCACTAAGTTTTTCGAGGCGAGTATTTTCTTTAAGAGCCTCTGCCAATTCTTTGCCAATGCCTTCCTTAATTTCTTTCGCTCTTTTTCTACAAGCTTTTCGGAGCTTTCATGATCTTTTTTCATTCTCTTTGTGAATTTGCACATATCGACCCACCCGAATATCAATAGACTAAGAGAACCAAGCATTGTAATAATTAGTAATACATTTACTAGCGTTTCCATTATTCTTCCTCCGTAGTTTTAATTGCCTCAATGTCGGTAATAGCCCTTGCCATCCAAAGGCTAGCGAGTTCGCTAGCATCGGCTGCAAGACGCAAGTGATGCTTTGCTTCCTTTGTTAGCCCAATCTCTTGATCCAATATGGCGGTTAAGCCACCAGAGCAGAGAATTGTGCCTTCAGTAGCCTTTTCGATGACGGCTAGCGTCTTTGACTTGTCGCTAATCTTCATCATCCTCGTCATCCTGTTCTTCTTCGTGTTTTTTTCGTAGGCTTTTGTCCAGAATCTCTAGTTCCGAATCGGTCAAAACATTACCAGCGGCTTCATTCACCTTTTTCAGACCGTCAAGGGCTGTTGCTCCGGCCATCACTGTGTTTAGAGCGGCTTCGGTCATCACCTTGGTCAGGACTTTCTTATCTAGCTTGTCGGTTGCCTTCTGGAGCTTATCAAAAAGCTTATCGACCTCCTCATTGCCTTCTTCATCATCGTCATTTTCCTTCAAGTCCTCCTCAAAACTCTTAATCTGATCTTTGATCATTCGTACAAGGTCTTTATTAGTGATTTTTGGCTTCTTGCTTGAGGTTGCACAGGAAGAGCCAACCTTGCCTACCATAATGACCGCTACGCCGATACAGCCGTTATCTTCATTGTCGCTTAGGAGCTTGCTGGCGGCCTTCTGAGATTTCTTGCCGAGAACTTTAAGGTTTGATACTTCACCAAGTAAACCTTCGATTAAACTTACTTCTTTTGACATATATTTCCCCTTTAAGAGTTAATTTGTAATAGTTTTTGCCTTTCGATGCCCACCGGAGGCAGCGTATAGATGTATTAGACAAGATTTCACGAAAACATTATGTCTAACCCAGTAAATGCGAAGGTACTTAGCTTCTCAGGTTACCGGTCAACCAAATACGGTCTGCCCCCAATGGGCACAGAAAGTGATTGTCCCTATGTCATAAACCTCCTACCATATCTCGATAATCTTGCTCTCGGTCACGGCGATCCTCTTCAGCCTCCCTTTCCAACTGAGTAATCCTATCACCAAGCTCCGTCATGAAATCGTCCAGATTGAATTCGATGTCGGTCATTTCGTCATAGAACCAGCCGCCAAGTCCAAACCAGTCGCAAAAGGCACTGAGTTCATCATTGGCGGAGCTCAAATGCTCCTCAACTGTCTTGAAATCTTCAGAATCAAACTCGTCAGGTATAACTAAATCGTTTAAGAACTGTGCTATAAGCTGGCCTCGTTCTCTTCGCCGATTTTGTTCGTATGCTGGAATACTCATCAGAATGGTATATCCTCAGGGGTTATGTCATCGGCTGGAGTTGCTCCGAGCGGTTCTTTGTCGGCAAAATTCGGCTTTTTGCCTTCGTCATAAAACACATTGGCAAACATACCCTCACCAAAACCGTTGGCATGAAGTTTAATCGTTATTTGACTATGATGTGGCGTTGCCAGGACAATTCCGATTTCGTGATAACGGTTTTTCTCCTTGCCAGTTTCGTCTTTATAGGTGCCATTCTTAACCATGAGACGACCAACTTTTTGCAAATTATTCGACATTACCATTCCTTTCAAGGTCTTTCAGTGTGTTGATAAAAGCTTTGAAAAGCTTATTATTCTTAAACTCAATTCCTTTGTTGTCGGCAAAATCTCTAATCATGTCCAAGACTAGTCCATAAAACTCTGCCTCATCAAACTTCGTGCCGCCAGGAATGTTCAGGATATTCTTGCCTACTTCGTTAATTTGCTCGTAAGTGTGAGTATAAAAGACAAAATAGTGACCCAGTTTTTGTAATTTTCGGTTGATATTGTTGAGATCGCCACCGCATTCTTGAAGAATTTTCTCTGCTCGTGTCATTAAAACCCTAACTCCTTAATCTTTTCGATACCAGCAGCAACTCGTTTCATGATGGCATCTTCAAAGGCTTTAGCATCGGCGATTCTATCAGCCACATCTTCACGCTTAATCTCCCAAACCTGTAGCTCAAGACCAGGGATCAAGTCGGTATAAAGCAAGAAATACAACTTTTCCAGTTTCTCATTCACAACGAAGTATTTGATAACTTGAGGCTCATATTCCTGCGGGTATTGATTTGTGAGATACGCCTTGACGACTTCCCAGCTAGCCAAGCATTTAACTTCAATTGCCGCTAGGATATCGCCGTTACGATTTTCTACGGCTCCGTCCGGAGAAATGTAAATGTTTGGGTTATAGTCGCTAACCCAAACCCCCGGCTCCTTATCAATGAGGAAATCTTCTGGGTTTCCATATCGTTCAGCAAATTCATCCAAAGCATCATTCTCCAGCAAATGACCCCGTGCCATTTCACTGAAAGGCTGTCCATTTAGCCTGTCGATGTAGTCATTCGGTGTAAGTGGGCGAGCTACCTCGCTAGCAATTAGCTCATAGTATTTGCGTTTAAGGTCGGCCTCAAGTTTGAGCTCAGCCAACTCTTCTGGCTCGAGCATAGCAGCAAGATCCTCAACCTTGCTACGCTTGTCGGCTGGTGATAACTCTTGCCCATCTCGCTCCAAAAATTCGACAATCCTGCTCTTGAGTGGTAGTCCGGCGATCCATAGGTCTTTGAATTCACTGCCGCCAGACTTACCTTTTCTGAATTCAAACCATTCTTCAGTATTCTGTTTAATTTTTAGAACTTGCAT